TTGTTGTAGATACTATTTCAATATGAGTATCTCTTAACTCTTCCTTACAAGCATCCTTAGCTGTATTTAAAGTCTCCATTAAAGCTGGATAATTACTTTCATAAACTCCGTATATATAAAGATCATTAATAGCAGCTGTTACTCTTGCTAAACCTTTATGTCTTTTTTCTAATCTTAATAACTTCTGATCATTCATTAGAAATTACCTCCTTCAATTTATATTTTACGTTTTCTATTTTTAGTTCTTGGATGTCAGCATCTTGTGTTGTTGGATCCTTACCTTCGATAGCTGCGTTCTCGTTTTCGTATTCTTCTTTGAGTACAAAATGAGCTTCACCTTGTGTAGTCTTAATGATTTTACTCATGCTTAACTGCTCCATCAGTAGGAAAGGTGATGCTATGAGGTCTAGTAACACTTTCAACAACGTTACCTTTATTTCTAGTAGATTTTAGAATTGGAACATTATTGCTAAGACCAACAGCTATTAGTTCTCTGCTGCCAGTAGCTTCAGTTTCATGCCATAAGCTAATCATATATTTACAATCCGCTTCTGGATAATCTTGTTCTTCAATATCAATATGAAAACATTTAGATTTATAGATAGCCATTATTCATCCTCCAACATTGCATCGTAAGTAGCTTGCATCTTTGGATCGTTCTCTAATCCTCCAGATCCTGGCGGATATTCATTATCAAATTGCTCATACTTAGTTGCATCAAAGGCAACATCAATAACCGATCCATCAGATCCTACTTGAGTAAGAGTAGTTTCTTTTTTTACATCATCAACCCAGTCCAGCTTTCCATTAAAGCCTTTGTGCATTGTGATTAAATTTGGATCTATCAAAACATCAGTTCCAACTTTAAAAAAATCAGCTAACTGTTTAAGTCTTAGTGCGCTAACTCCGTTGGCTCCTTTTTCATATTTTTGTATTTGTTGAAAAGAAACTGATAGTGCATTCGCAACTTTTGTTTGGTTTAGGTTTCTTATATTTCTTAAGAACTTAAGGTTTCTTCCAACGGTGGCATTAAAGGCAAGTTCCGTAAGTGTTCTTTGTCTGTTTGGCATTTTATCTCCTCTATAGTTAGTTTAAAATAAGTCTCGATCTGCTCTTGCCATCCAGTAAAATCAAATAAAGTTGATCTCTCTGCTGTTGCAAAAAAAGATAGAGGCGGCATTTGTTGGAACACATCATCAGTCTTTATAAAAAAGGCTGGAAGGTTCTTTTCAAATTTTAAGTACCAATTTGTTTGGTTAATCTGGTGAACTGGACAATCAGAACTGAATGCCTGGTAGTGTAGATAGCTCTCATAAGCTTTATCGCCTAGTTTTCGTCCCATTATAAATACTCCTCTAGTGGATCTATGTTATGTTTAGGTTCTCTAACGATGAACTCTGCTAGTTTTGATATTATTCTTGCTGATACTTCTGGTGAGAAAACCATTATGTCTCCAAATAAAGCTAGAAGTTCTATAGTTTTACTATCCAGTTTAGGTAGCTTATCCCAATCTGGTCTTTTCATTAGCCATTCTAAATTTTCTTCAACATTATTTTTTTCTGTTTCCATCTGCATAGCTACTTGTTGAGCGTTAGAAAGTTGGTTTATTGGTGTGTTTGGAAATTTAATTATTTTTTTATCACTCATTTTTTCCTTTTTGCATCAACTCCGCCTGGTGGAGGTAGTTTGCTGCGTCATCGTAATTATCTTGTTTAAATGAAGTGCCAGTTCTTATTAACTTTGCTGCCACATACATATTCGCAACCATGTAGCCAGGTATATCGTTATCTAAGCCGAGCAAGGCGGTCCAAATTTTTCCAATATTTTTCATATTAGATCCAAATGGACCGTAAATTTGCTCTTTAGCTTGACGGATCTTTTTAAGCTTTTCGTTTTGCATTTTTATCTTTGCTCTCTGCATGAGTAGAGAAGGCGGCATTAATAAAATACGAAGCGGTCTTTGCTAGACTTTGAGGCATTTCAAATTGTTCATCTGATAATGTTCTCAGCTTTTTATAAGTGTCCATGCTTAAAGCTATAGATTTATATTTATCCGTATCCATGATTACTCCAAGTTTGCTGGATCGAATGAAGTATCCGCAGCGTTCACTTCTAACTCTTCAACTCTGTGCATCCAGTAGTATGGTGAGCCAGCTGGAAGTTTACCAGCGCCAGTTGCTTCAGCTTTGTAAGCACCAACTCTGTATTTTTTTCCATCGGGTGTAGTTATGGTTCCTTTTAGGTCATAACTTTTTGGGTTTTCTTTTGTGTTATTAGGAAACACAACTCCTAACGATTTACGTTCTTTAGTTTGGTCATCCATTATTGAATAACTCCTTTAGTCTCTAGGTTTGATTTAATTTGGTTAAACTTTTCAAGAAACTCTGAATAGGCTAGAGGATTAGATCCTTTAACGTCTTGCATAAGTTTTTGATTAGTTGATAACCAAGATTTGTAGGCACCAAGATGAGAGACTTTATCAAGCTCGGTTAATGCTGTTGTTAGTTTCTGGTCTTGTTGAACTATGGCTCCAGAGACTTCCTCAGCAGATGCTATTCTGTCATTAGTTAAGCCAAGCATTGCTAAAGCTCTTCCAACAGCAGAAGTTTCAGCGTTTTCTAACGCAGAAGTTTGATTGATACGACTAGCAGCTCTAAGTTCTTCAGCTAGTCCAGTCGATACAAGTTTGTTGTCTATAAATACTTCAGATCTTACGATGACTTTTTTGTCATCCTGGTGAAGTATTGTTGATGATATTGCTGCTGATGTACCAAGATTTCTTCTTAATATTCCAATCCTTAGTGCAACAGTTGCGTAGTCGTTATTATGTATTTTTATAGTTTGACCATTTAGACTTTTCTTAAAGTCATTAATAGTTAAGACTAATTTATCAGCTGACATATGTAGTAACCTCCTATGATTAGTGTTGTGTAGTTGATGAGTTGTGGAGACATTATTGAGCGCTCCAAAATTTCTTTAATCTTGAAAGGTGTTTAGATCCAATATTCCAATAAAATGGATGTTCGAAATTTGGTTCAACATCTTTAACAATTTCTGCCAGGATCATGTCTGGCTCTTCCAAATCTATATACCTAGAAAGTAGTCTTTCTTTTTTGATACAATTTTGAACTAACTGTTCATAATAATTATTTAAATTTTGTAATTCTAAATCCGCACAATTCTTTTCAGTAAAGATCACAAAGTCATTTGCAGTTAAGTAAATTAAAAACGGAGAAGTTCGTAATTTTTTTCTTAGGCTAAAACAATAAAAAGCCAACTGCTGCAAATGATTTATGTTAGGTGTGGATGGTAGTTTGGCAGATGAGAAAGACCTAGTACCATCCTTCTTTACAATACCAGCTCGTTGCCAAGACGTCTTAAGTTCACAGACCGAAAGGAACGGAGCATCGGGATATGAAGCCGATGGCGCTGCAGCATCTCGCGATGAAGCATTAAAATCTGTGAAGTGTAAGTCAGTCCTACCAACGATTGGTAATGAAAGTCTGTTGTCTGTATGATTGATGCTATCTTCTGCAACAACCATTTTAGAATTTTGGATACCTAATTTATCAAAAGCTAAAAAGCCTTGTTGAATTGTTTGAGGTATAGTCTCTTGATAGTGTTCTTTTTTTTCTCTATCTTTTTCGTTTACTGGAACGTACTCCATAAATTTTTCCATTGCTTTTGCAATAGCTTCGTCTTTAGAAAGTTTAGAATTTTTTGTTGGTGCAAGTTTTCTTTTGTTAGGATGGAAGGTCCAGATGTCATCTGAATAATGAAATTGAATACCATCATTGCACGCCACGCCAGCTGCCATGTTTGCCGAGCCTTCAAATTCTCTTCTCTGCTCTTGAGTAGATAATAAATATCTTGCAACATAAATACCTAAAGGCATTGAGCTTGATGTTGGAGAGTGGTGGTTAATTTTTAGAAGGTCATTTAATTTTTGAAATCCGTCTTGTTGTAAAGTTTCTAATGGATCAATTATTTTATTTTGTTTTACTAAATTTTTTACTTCGTTTTGTATTTTTGTAATCATACAAAGACATATAATTACGTATGATTAATAGTAAAGTGAATTTTACTTAAAGTAGAATGATGACTTACGCTTTTGATTTTTCAGCGAAGTCTAACACTTCAGCTGTTTTAGTTTTTTCAGCTACTTTTTTTGCGTAGACCTTAACTAAGCCAGTATTATTTTTCTTATAATGTTCTAAATCCGATAACCAGAAACCAGCTTTGTTATGTAGATAGGTTCTTTTAGGAATAGAACTTTCATGCATTGTACAAGCATCTGTGTATCTATATTTTAATTCACCTACAGTCATAAATACATGATCAGCAGCTTCTTGATAATTACATCTGTATTCTGATTTGCCAGTAGAAGGATTTATTTTTTTCTTCATGCTGATTTTTTATCCGTAGCTTTTTTAAAAAAATTCTTAAACTTTCTTTCTTGTTGAGTTTTAAAAAGTTCATCACGTACTGAATTTTGTGCTTTATGCATTGCCTCAATTCTTGCTGTTTGAATTTCAATTTGTTTTGCTAATAGTGCTTCGTGCGATTTAATATTTTCTTTAATTTTTAAATATTTAACTTCATATTCTTTTTCAGAAATATCTTGGTCACTTAATCTTTTTTGTAAAATTGCTTTTTCAATTCTTAAACTTTCTTCTTTTCTCCATTCACTTTGAGGAATTGATTGAACTTTATCGGTGTCATCAATTACAGCATCTGTATTAACCATAGCAACAATTGGAGCTACAAAAGTCGGTGTGAAATCTTCTAAAATAATTTTATTTTTTTCTTTTACATAAGGATCTGGATTAACTAAATTTGATACACCTCTTATGTTTTCATAAACACCAAAGTAATATTGTGTTTCATAATAATCTGGATCAAAATCTGCATTAGGATAAACTTTCATTCCAACAATACATAATTTATTTAAAGCTGCATCATCATTACCTTGCTTATAATAATAAAAAGCAACTTGGTTATGATACATAGTTCCTTTAGCATCCACTTTAATTGCTTTAATATCAGATCTCCAAAGATCTCTTGGTACAATTGCAATTTCTGTATCTGCAACAGTAGTTGCGTAAGAATAAATTTCTCCAGCTTTATAAAATTTTTCTAATTCAACACCGTGCATTACATTAACTTTACCCCAGACTGGAATAGTTACTTTGTTAAACATTAAATCAACTGGATCACATTTTAAAATTTCAGAATATTTAATTGCAACTTCTCTTGAAATTGCTCTTGAGCCAGATGTGTGAGTGTATGTTGTACTTTCTTTTTGTTCATCTCTCATTTTGTTAGCTAAATCTTTAGCTGACATATCTCTTTCTTTTAAGGCATCATTAAGAAGATTTTTAGGCTCACCAACAGA